TCTGTTCAAGCATTAGCTGTTGCAATCGCAACTCAAGTTGATGCTGACCAAACTAAACCAGTTCCAGTTATCACATTGAAGAAAGAATTTTACCAGCACAAAGCATACGGTAAGATTTACACTCCTTTGTTTGATATAGTTGAATGGGTTGGCCTTGGTGGTGAACCTGAAGCGGAAGTAATAGCTGAGGTAATAGCTGAGGTAATAGCTGAAGAAACAGGTAGACGTAGACGGTCTGTCTAAATTAAATAAGAGACCCTGCTTAGGCAGGGTTTTTTTTCCCCCTTAATTTTAGGAACGACTATGTTATTCATTGACTTTGAAACAAAATCCACCTGTGATTTAAAGAAGCATGGGGTTTACAATTACGCGCAAGACAGAAGCACTGAGGTACTGTGCATGTCTTATGCTTTTAATGATGAACCTGTCCAGACTTGGACTCCCGATAAACCATTCCCTGATGCTGTCAGAAATTACAAAGGCGAGATAAGGGCGCATAGCGCTACCTTTGAGCGCCTAATTTTTTGGTATGTGTTAGGTATCAACTTCAAACTAGAACAATTCTACTGCACTGCTGCTCAAGCTAGGGCTAATTGCTTGCCTGGTAGCCTTGAAGATATTGGCCGTGCTATGTCTGCTAAGATGAAGAAAGATCATCGTGGCAAACAGCTAATTCGTCAGTGCTGCCTTCCTCCGTATAATACGGAACTAATCCCTGAGCTAATCATATATTGCGAGCAAGACGTGCGAGCAATGCGTGAAGTCAGTCTGGCATTACGTCAGCTAGATGCTGATGAGCTGCTTGACTATCAAATTAACGAAAGAATCAATGATAAAGGTTTATTAGTTGATGTCCCCTTATGCAATGCAGCTATTAACTATGCGTCTGTTGAGCTGGATGACATTCAATCTTTAGTCAAAGATATTACAGGTATAGCGTCTGCCAGATCGCCTAAATTAAAACTATGGATAGCTGAACGTATTGATCCAGAATTAATGATGGTTGATGACAAATTATCTTTAAATAAGAATGTTAGAAAAGAATTATTAAAGTTAGATTTACCTTCTGATGTACTGGATGTCGTGCAATGTATTGATGACATTAGCGCATCGTCTGTTGCTAAGTTTAAACGTATGGCGCAGTTATCAGATATAGAAGATTACCGTGTTAGGGGCGCATTTGTCTTTAATGGCGGTGCAGCTACTGGGCGTAGTTCTTCATTTGGAGTCCAATTACAGAATATGGCTCGTGTGTGTGCTAAAGCCCCTGTGGCTGTTCGTGCGGCTATGATGGCTGGTGATGATCTTAGTGCTTATGGCAGTCGTGTTACTGACGTGCTTAAGGGTATGATCCGCCCTTCTATCATACCTGCTAAAGGTAATGTGTTAGTCGTAGCTGACTGGGCAGGTATAGAAGCTCGTTGTAATCCTTGGCTGTCTAATCATATTGCATCTGAAGCTAAACTTGATATTTTTAGATCCGGTGGTGATGTGTATGTCGAGAACGCAAAGTCTACTTTCAACACTAAAGAAGTAACTAAAGATCAACGTTTTATTGGCAAGGTTCAGGAGCTTGCACTAGGCTTTTCAGGTGGTGCTGGTGCGTTTGCATCAATGGCTAGAATCTACGGCTTGGAAATGTCTGAGCATCAAATAAAGCGCATGATTAATGGTTGGCGCGTAGCTAATCCGTGGTGTATTCCTTATGGTCAAGACCTTGAACGTGCCTATATGTCTGCTATGAGACACAAAGGGTATGAATTTAGTGCTGGTCGGGTTACTTATTTATTTGATGGAAATCACCTCTGGTATATTTTACCGTCAGGTCGTATACTCTGCTATCCCTTTGCCAGAATTGAAGAAGGTACAGTTACGTATCTTAAAGCTGCATTTAAACCTGCGGCTGATGCTGAGGAATGGCCTCGTGCTAGATTGTGGCAGGGGATTGCGCAAGAAAACTGCGCTCAAGCGACTGCTAATGACCTGTTAAGGCATTCTTTGAGGCAGTTGGATAACGTAGTCATTCACGTGCACGATGAAATTGTCGTGGAGTGTAAAGAAGAAGATGCTGAATTTATGGCAAAAAAAATGACATCCATTATGTGTAAACCGCCTGCCTGGGCTAATGGTTTACCTTTGGATGTCGAGTTATCAATTATGACAAGGTACGGAAAATGATAAAATACTTAGAAAGTATAGCACCAACTGGTGAAACTGTCCTGTTCGTTAAACAAAAAATTAAACCTGATCTTTTCCACTCCGATGGCGCACAAAAATGTACATGGCCCGCTTTTTTACCGAGCAAATATGATGGTAAAGGTGCGTGGTACTGTAACACTGCGTCATTCATCCTTAACCGCTTTAACGACGGCAAACCGAGTGCTTCCGCAATTAATTGTGAGCTTGTCGCGTTCCTTGTGCTTGATGATGTAGGCACTAAATCAAAAACGCCTGATCTTAAACCTACTTGGATCATGGAGACTTCACCTAATAATTTTCAATATGGTTACACGTTTGCCCTTGATGACCAACCAACTAAAGGAGATTTTAGTGCCGCTATTAAAGCAATCGCTGATGCTGGGTATACTGATGGTGGCGCTATTAACGCTGTCAGGAATTTTCGTTTACCTAATTCTGTTAATCTTAAACCCGATAGAGACAATTTTAAATCAGTATTAACTTCTTTTAACCCTGAATTAGAATTTACACTTGCTCAAATTTGCAACGCCCTTGGAGTTATACCTAATGAAGCAGATACAGCAACCGTCAAACGCATTGATCTTCTTGATGACGGCACTGATGACGTGTTGTCTTTTCTTGTTGGGCGTGGTGATGTTATTGAGGGCGTTAATGGTGAGGGCTGGTATGGTGTTAATTGCATCAATGCTGCGGCTCACTCAGACGGTAACCCAATGGCTAGGTATCATCCATTAAACCGTTCTTATATGTGCTTCCATGAGTCTTGCCAGCATTTAGATAGTAAGACTTACCTTGAGTGGGTTCAAGCCAATGGCGGTCCTGTACATGGTCATGGATTACGTGAAGAACTATTAGCATCAGTCATGAATGACACCTTGGCTAAACTTGAGCCTTCTGACATGTTTACTAATGATGCTGACGCGTTGATTGCTGAAGTAGAACGCAAAGAGCTAGGCAGAATAGAAAAGCGGGACTGGTTTGAGCGTTATGCATATGTCATTCAAGACGAAACTTATTTTGATCTTGAATCAAGGCGTGAAGTTAGCAGATCTGCTTTCAATGCTTTATATAAACATGTCGATTGTAAATCAATTCATAACGGTCGCAAGATAGAGGCGTCAAGTAGTTATGATGAAAATCGGCAGGCTATGGGCGCAAAAACACTTGTTGGTATCACTTACGCTGCTGGTGAATCCGTCATAACTGCCCTTGACGGGGATCTGTACGGCAATCGTTGGCGAGATGCTAGGCCGGATCATTGTGCTGGTAATGTATCGGCATGGTTAGAGCATTGTAAACACCTTGTACCTAACGTGGGTGAATTAGAGCATATTTTTAACGTTATGGCGTATAAAGTGCAGCACCCAGAAGTCAAGATAAACCACGCGATTCTACATGGTGGAGATCAAGGTGCTGGTAAAGATACTATGTACGCGCCGTTTATTTGGGCCGTCTGCGGCACGCATTTAAAAAACCGTGGTCTTGTTGACAGTTCAAGCATCAATAGCGCGTTTGGTTATGCTTTAGAGTCTGAGATACTTATACTTAACGAGCTGAAAGAAGTTGATGCTAAAGAGCGCCGCGCGTTGGCTAACAAACTAAAACCGATCATTGCCGCGCCTCCTGAGACTTTGACTATCAATCGTAAAGGCTTACACCCTTATGACATGCTTAATCGCGTGTTTGTTCTTGCGTTCTCTAATGACCCAGTCCCGATTCAATTAGAATCACAAGATAGGCGTTGGTTTTGCGTGTGGTCACATGCGCCTAGGATGTGCCCTGATGCAGCGGCTAGGATGTGGGAATGGTTCAAAACTGGCGGAGGCTATGAAGCAATCGCATCTTGGTTGCATAGCCGTGACGTGAGCAAGTTCAATCCATCCGCCGCGCCTATGATGACGGAGTTTAAACTAAATCTTGTTGAACAGGGGATGTCGAGTGCTGAATCATACCTTGTTGACATGATGCGCTTAAGAGTGGGTGAATTTGCGTCAGGCGTTGTAGCATCACCATTCCATGCAATATGTGAGCGCTTAACGCAGTCATCAGGCAATAAGATCCCTCAGCCAGCTTTCTTGCACGCACTGAAAGAGGCTGGATGGATTGATAAAGGTCGGTTAAAATCTGCTGATTATCCTAGTCAAAAGCATATATTTACCGCACCTGATATGTGTGAGATGTCAAAATCAGAGCTTAGGCGGATGGTAGAGCCAGAAGTTTTTAAGAAGCTATCAATAGTCAAGTAGATACAAGAAAGGGGCGTTAAGCCCCTTTTTTTATTCTATGTTTGAAGTTAACACCGCCAATATTAACGCGGTTATTATTGCAGTTATCATAAAGGAATCCAAAAAAGAGCGGCTACTATTACAACCGCTATAAATAACATCATTAGTATTTTCATCGTATTAAACCTTAATTAGTTTCATAGTATTTTACCTGTTATTTGATAAGCGTCGTTTTCTAAAGTTACAAAACCTTTAGCTTCTAATGTGGACATGATGCTATTAAATTGATTAAGCGTCGCGCCTTGCTCTTGTAGTGCTAGATATATTGCACTCGCAGGAGCTATGCCTACTTCTGAAATAGTGGCTAGAATATGGCGTGCTATACGCTTGATTATTTGCATTTGTTCTAATGTCATAAATTACTCACTGTTTAAAAGGGCCGCCATTAGGCGACCGTGTTAAGTTAAAAGACCTCCTTATGAAGGCCTTGATATCGTTTTATTTAATTTTTCAACATGCTTCTAAACTCCTTGCAGCTTCTTCTAATGCAAACCATGCAAGGCCATTGTATATAGTAGTTCTATCGTCACTGTTTTTATTAGTTAAGCCATCAAAAATCTCATGCACACTCATATCTTTAAAGCAATTAAAACCGTACATTAACTCAATAGCATTTAATCCCATGTCGTCTGCATACTCATTCAGCAACGTCATGATCTTAGTGAAATTACGCTTTGTGAACGCTTCTGTTTCAGTGTAATAAATAAAACCTGTTACACCAGCTCCAGCTCCATATTTACATATATCTGCTGCTGACTCTTTTAAGTTCTTCATACCACCCATTTGTTTTGCTACTGCTGCTACTAATTTCTTATTCATCTTTTTATCCTCGTGGTTGTGGTGGGCGATGTGCCCCGCCTGATTAGTTAAATTTTAAGCAAAAAAGGCCATACATAATTAAATGTATGGCTCAATGCTGGGATATAACAAGCCAGCGTGTGCCTTTTTTGACACAAACCAACGCAGCAAAACCGCGTTGGTCATCAAACTGATCATTCCAGTTCGCCATATCTTGCGCGGCTAATTGCGCAGCCGCGCGAGTTGTAAAAATAACGGCGTTGGCTGGGAAATCAGCCTTTATCACCTGAAAACCAACTTGAGCAAACCCACCCATATTGGTTATAGCAATTTTGAATTTTTTCATTTTTCTTTCCTCTCTTTTCGTTTAAGTTGTGTCTATTGTAACACTATCTTTTACATTAGCAAGCTTTTTATTTTTATGTATTAAATGTATTAGTAATGTATTAACGTTTTAACCCCGTTTGATACATCCGCTAACCTATGCGGCGCGCGGCTTAGAGCTGTTTATGTATAATATGTATCATCTACTTAAACTATTAGAATTTAAAACACAGTATATTTATAGGCGTATGTAATGTCGCCACGCACGGGTTAAAAACTACTGTACATTTGATACATATGATACATAACCAGCTTTAGGCCATAGATGGACGCATGTTCCCAAAATAGCTAATGTATATTATGTATCAACTAAAAAGGCATGATACATTTGATACATAGGCTGACTTTTAAACCATGATACATTTGATACATAGTCATCAAGCTGATCGACTTCAAACGCCATGATACATTTAGTACATAATGCCTGTAACCCGCGTAGTTCGGGGCTTGAAGCTTGTGCCTATGTGTAAGCTGTTGATTGTTAAAGGTTTTGTGCTGCTGCTGAGGAAAAGTGCCCCCATGCACCCAAAAAGAAGGTACTTTGCTGGCAGCAGCGGCGGGGCTATATATGTAAATCTTTTAGAATTTTGAAATTTTTTTTTAAAAAATTTGAAAGGTTAAGGATTGTTTTACACATCAATGTGTGATAGGATGCAAACTACAATTTCCACGACTGGTGATTTATGATCTCATTTCCATATTCTCCTCGCGAACTCCAAGCTACGGAGGCGCGATTAACTCAAATATATGAATCCGCAAAGCTAGGGTTAAAAGGTGACAAGCTCGCGCTCGCCTCTGGAATGCTCCCCTCTGAATATCGTCAACTATGCCAAATAGACCCTACGGTAGAATTAGCCGCGATGAAAGGCGCTGCTGATGCAGAAGTGGAAGCGTCAACTCAACTAAGAGACGCCGCACGCAATGGTGACTCTAAATCAGCGTTAGCGATATTGCAGCACTCACATGGTTGGGCTACCGCTAAGGAGTCCACTAGGGTAGCAGTAGGGCTGACGAACGCTGACGGCTCAGCTATGAATTTAGTCATAGGTTGGGAAGAATGAAAGTAGTCCTACCCTACAAACCAAGGGACGTATTTAAACCCTTACATAATAGGACTGAACGCTGGGCTGTTGTGGTGGCGCATAGACGTGCTGGTAAGTCAGTAGCTTGCATTAATGAATTGATACGTGCTGCTTGTCAGGATATGTCAGGCGATGGACGCTACGGATATATTTGTCCTTACTACTCACAAGCCAAACAGGTGATATGGGACTACTGTAAAACCTTCACTAAGCCTATACCTAATATAAAGGCGAATGAATCTGAGTTAAGGTTAGATTTTCCTAATGGGTCGAGACTACAACTGTTTGGTGCTGATAACCCTGATAGATTACGAGGATTGTATTTTGATGGGATCATTGCAGATGAGTACGGCGACTGGAAGTCATCAGTATGGTCTTACGTTATAAGACCAGCATTAGCTGATAGAAAGGGCTGGGCGATCATCATCGGTACACCGAAAGGGAAGAACGCCTTTTATGAGCGGTATGAAGCGGGGAAA